TTACAGCGTTAATCTAGATGAGATGGTTGCCGAGCAATGGCAACAAACATACGGATAGGAAATAGATGTTATCAATAGAACAAATCTCAGCCCGTGTTGAGAACTTACGTCAACGTGCTGCAGAGCGCGATTCGCGCCAACAAGATGTTCTTGCTGTCCGTAAGGGACAGATTGCAACTGTATATCCAGATTTCTTTCCTGAAGGTGTAGACGCTAATGTCGTTGCAAATTTTATTGATATTGTTGCTAAAGACCTTTCCGAGGTTATGGCGCCATTACCGTCAGTTAACTGTTCGGCGGCGAATCAGGCTAATGACCGCGCTCGTAGGTTCGCTGACACCCGCACTCGTATTGCTACTAATTATTTTGCTCACTCGGACTTACAAGTCCAAATGTATACAGGAGCCGATGTATACATAACATTTGGTTTCGTTCCTTTCATAATTGAATTGGACGAAGAAGCAGGGCTGCCGCGTATCCGCATAGAAAACCCAGTGGGCGCTTACCCAGAGTTTGACCGCTATGGGCGCTGCATTGCCTTTGCAAAGCGTTATTATATGGGAGTTGGCGAAGTCGCTTCACAGTTCCCTGAGTACGCAAATATCTTACTTGGTAAAGAAATGTACAAGTCTGATATGACAGCGCAGATTGAAATTGTTCGCTATTACGATAGCGAGCAGTCTGTGTTATATGTTCCTGAGCGCAATAATCTATTGCTATCTCACGCTAAGAATCCTCTTGGCAAGATGATGGTTGTTGTTGCTAAGAGACCATCTATTGATAATGAGATGCGTGGTCAGTTTGATGACGTGCTCGGTATTCAGTTGCTTCGCAACAGGTTCGCATTACTTGCGATGGAAGCAGCAGAGAAGTCCGTGCAAGCACCAATTGTTCTACCTTCGGATGTCAATGAACTTGAAATGGGTGGCGATGCTGTTATCCGCACCGCTAACCCTGCTGGTGTTCGCCGTGTTGATTTAAATATTCCACCTGGAGCATTTACTGAACAGGCTTTACTACAGCAAGAATTAAGAACGGGAACACGTTATCCAGAAGGACGTACTGGAAACATTGATGCCAGCATCATCACGGGACAAGGTGTGCAGGCACTTATGGGAGGCTTTGACACACAGGTCAAGTCTGCTCAGGCTATTTTTGCTTCAACGCTACGCGATGTTATTTCTGTATGTTTTGAAGTTGATGAAAAATTCTTTGATTATGAAAAGACTATCCGTGGTGTAGATGCTGGTAGCCCATACCAGATTACCTACAAGCCAAGTAAGGATATTAAGAAAGACTACTCAGCCGATGTCCGATACGGAATGTTGGCAGGACTTAACCCAGCACAGGGTCTTATCTTTATGCTACAAGCATTAGGTGGCGGTTTGATTTCAACAGACCTTGCTATGCGTGAATTACCATTTGGTATTAACGTAACTCAAGAGCAAGAAAAAATTGAAATTGAAAATATGCGTAAGTCGTTAGTTCAATCTCTGCAAGCCTATACCCAAGCCATCCCACAGATGGCTATACAAGGCGCAGACCCATCAATGGTAATTAAGAAAATTGCTGATGTTATTAAGTCACGCCAGAAAGGCGTAGCAATTGAAGACGCTGTTGAAGAAGTCTTCGCTCCAGAATTACCTCCTGCTGGTGCCCCTCAGGTTGAGCAAACGTCCCCTGCTCCCGCAGCGCCAGTAGGAGGCGCTCCTGCTGCACCATCACTACAAACTTTATTATCTAGTTTAACGTCAGGCGGAGAAGCAAGCGCAAGCGCTAGAACTGCTATACGGAGGTAACTATGGCACCGCGGAAAAAGAAACCACAGCGCACACGTAAGCCGCGTACTGTAGAAAACGAACAATACACAGAGTTAGAAATGTATTGCATCTGGCTTAATGAATACTATAAGTCTTTACTTAAGGCAGGATTTAGCAGCGAGTTAGCATTAAGTTTTGTAATGGAAAAATCTTCTTACCCAAGTTGGGTAGCGTATAAAGCGCCTAGCGAAGAAGAATTAAAAAAATATCTAGATGAAGAGGACGATGATTAATGGCGGATATTAGAGAAAAAGTATCTGGCACTGGTGCACTATCTGAAAGAACAGATTTAAACGTATCTAATCAGCCTGCTAGATATATTTCTGGTTTGCCATATGGACAAGGTCAGGCTACTTATGACCAACAAACTGCTGCACCTATGGCTGGAACAATGCCGATTCCTATGGCTATTCCAGAAGCAACTCAAATTACTGCTCCAACTCAACGTCCAGATGAACCAATTACTGCTGGAGTAGATTTTGGTCCTGGTCCCAATTCTAGCATTATTAAACTTCCTAATACACAACCAACAATTCTTAATGTACTTCAAAGTATTGCAGAGAATGACCCTACTGGAGATACAGAATTATTTATGATGATGTTCCAGAATAAAGGTCTTGGTTAATGGCTCGTAAGAACCTACTTGACCCAGCCATTGCAGAGGTAAGCCCTAATTTTTATAACGCTGCTTTGCAATCCCAACTTTCTACTAGCGAACAACAATTAATAACTCAAGCAGCATTAAATTGGAAAACTGCTAGGTCTTTATTAAAATTAAGTGAAGAAAAAGCACGTAAACAATTTTTAGAATTAAGACCTGATGTTCAAAGTCAGATTAGGTATTTTTTTCCTGACCGCAAAGAATTTATGCCTGAGCAAAATTATATTCAAAAGGTTTGGCAGAATTTAACTTTTGGTACAGGTAATGCTTTAGTGGGATTAGCAAGTCCTATTATTGCAGGATTTCAAACAGCAGAAATGTATGGTCGTGGTTTAAACACACCATATCAATTAGAGCAAAAACGTGAGCAAAATGAAAATATTTTTAATAGCCGTGTTTTGTCAGATACCTATTATGGCAAAAACAACTGGCGTTGGAATCGTGTAGAAGAATATAATAAAAAATACGGCGTTGCTTTAACAACTTTAGCAAGGGCCATTGCAGAAGGTAGAACACCTGGCGAAGCAATAGACCTGTATGGCAAGTTTGATAAAGATATGTATGTTGCTTTGCAGTTTATGAGTGATGAACCAAAGCGTTTTAATACGTTTATGGAATCTGTTAAGGTGGATGCACAAGTTTCTTGGGGTAGAGATACTTTAGGCAAATATGTTCCTACTGAACCAGTTGCAGAAAAAAGTACTTTAAACTCTAATCATTGGGCAGTTAAGTTTTCAAAGTTTTTAGGAATGGATGTTACTACTCCAGAAGGTAGGGCAAAAGCCAAAAAATTTGTTTCTGGCAATTTAGATGCAACTTATCAATTAGGGATAGACCCGCTTTCTTACACTGGTATTTTTCCAGCGCTTAAGGGTACAACTGTTGGTATTCGTGGAATTAAAATGACTCCAGCAGAAGCCAAGGGACTTGTAGGTCTTAAACCTAAAGGCGAACGCCTTGCTGATATTTATCAAGTAATTGCTGAACGTAATGGCAATGCTTCAGATGCTATTAACTGGGCATTTCAACAACCAGAAGTTATTAAATTATGGGATGAACCAGAGCGTGGCCTTGGTGCATTAATTAAAAAATATGCTGAAGCAGAAAATTCAACCGCTCGTGGTGCTATCTATAATGAGATTAGTCAGAATTTTCCAGATATGGCTAATCGTTCTGTTATTAAAGAATTGGCTAGGCCAGATGTGCAAGCCTTTGATGCAGCAAGTGCAGAAAAATATTTTACTGATATAGATGATTTTAATAGATTATTAACTAGCCGTGTAGAAGGTATTAGTTATCGCCGTAATGGTATTCCTGCTGCTAGTTTTTCTCGTAAAATTGCCGCTACTGCAGAAAAAACTGCTCGTGCTATTTTTAGTCCTACCATTACAGCAAGAACAAGCCCTGAAGATTTAATAAAAATAGATAATGAAAAAGAAAAAGCAATGGATATTCTTAAAACTGTTGCTGATTCTGATGACACACTTATTAATCCTAATGTTGGCGAAATATTTAATCTTGAAAAAAATGTATCTTTTGTTCAAAAAGGATTAGAGAAAATAGGGGTTGCTTTATCACGTAGCCCAGGTCGTATTCTTTTTGGCGAAGATGCAATTAAAACATCACAAGATTTTCGCAGTCTTGTTAACCTAGCAACAGGTAATCCAAGAATTGCCGATGCTATGGTTGAGTCTTTTTTAGATGAAACAGTAGAAAATCAAATTACTATTGTTCGTAATTTATATCAAGCAGTTATGATGAAGGCTGGTATGGGGGGTTCTCCTGGTGGAGAAGCCCATATGGCTCAAATTTTAGCCTCTACTTTTAATGAATTAGGTATGGGCACTACGGTTCGTACCGAAATACCTTTAGATTTTGCAGATGCGCTTTCTCCTAGCGCTTTCCGTATGGAAAATGATGTGCCTTTATTAACGGGCAAAGGCGTTATACAGCCAAGTCAGTTAACAGAAGGTATTGCTCCACTTCCTTACGATTTAATTTATCAATACGGAGCAGCGTCTAAACTTTCACAAAAAATAAATTTTACTAATGCATTTGGTGGCGCTACTAGAAATAATGCAGTTCGTATATATACAGATTTTTGGGCTAACCTTACGCTGTTTCCACGTTTAGGTATTCGTTCTGCTATAGATGAAGCATTTTTTATGTTTATGGCAGCACCTTGGTATAACGTGCGACAGTATTTAACAGGTGCCGCTTGGCGCCCTAGCCGTGTTTTAGAAACTATTACTGGTAGTAAAAGTTCTATTGGTATGTATCGGCGTGCTCTTTATAAAATTCCAGTACTAGGAAGATTATTAGACCCAACTAAAAAGATTACACCTGCTCAAAGGTATGAAGGTGTTAAACTTTTGGCTAAACAAGAATCAGAACGTGTTGGATATGATGTTCCAGAATCTGAAGTTGCTATGTCATTGATTCGCGGAGATGTAGTTAGACAGGCTGAAGAAATATATGGAGATACTTTAACTCCTGTAATGTGGAAAAATATTACAAAACTAATGAAACATAACCCACAAGTTTTAGATTCTGTTGTTAACTCATTAGGTGCTCGTTCATCTCTTTCAGGTAAGATGTATATTGATTATGTAGACACTATGTTTACCACTAGCAATTTAAGCAAAGTTTATGAGGATTATGGTTTAACTGCTACCAAAAATTTTAGACCTATTCAAGTTAGCAAAATGGACCAAAAACAAATAGCAATTGCTCATTATCGTAAATTTAGTTCAAATTTTCCTTACAACAGCAAAACTTTTGGTCCAGGTATTTACATTTCTCCTGCTACTGCTTTCTTTACAAATAACGCATTAAGAACAGTTGAGGATTTTACTAAGGCTAGAAATGAATTATTAGAAAAAGTAGGCGTAGCCTTTTCTGATGACATTGGTGGTTTTGCTATAACTAATGAAGAAGCGGTTAAAGCATTTAATACTAAGTTTTCATCTTCGGTTTATAGTCGTCAACAAGGATTACCTGAATCTGAAATTGCCAGATTACATATAGAGCGTATGTTACTAGATATGCGTAATACTTTCCACGGCAGCCCTAATGCTTTTAATGATAATCTATATAATGCTGTAAAAGAAAAACATAAAGAAGTTGTAGATTATCGGTTAAGCGCTAAAAAAGACTTAGCAGGTTCTTGGGAAAGCGCTGCTGCTAATTTAACATTTAAAGAATTTGAAGATGTAACTGTAAATATGCACCCTATGGGTGAAATAAATACAGACTTGGTTTCAATAGGCGAAGTTAAAGATATGAAAATTTTTGAAGAGGCTAGTGGTTTAGCCCATAGTCTTAGTAAATTTCAAAATTTAACAATGGAAGTTATGGATGCTCAAGTAACTGGTTTATATCGTCAAAAGGCTTTATGGATTGCCTTTGATGCAAATATGAGCAAATTAAAACCGTACGAACAAATGCTTGCAAAAAGATACAAAAAGAATCTTCTTGCTGAAGGTAGCAATATTGGTAGGGCTGAAAGAGTAAGTAAATTACACGCAGAAAAACAAGTTACTGAATTAGCGTGGAAACAGTCTATTGATGAGATTTTAGAATATGTAGATAATCCAGCGCTCCGAAGCAACTTGGCTATTTCTGTTCGTTCAGTAGCCCGTTTCTATAGAGCAACAGAAGATTTCTATCGCCGTTTATATCGTACTTATGGTAAGACATCATTACGTACTTTATATAGATTACGTTTATTAAACACAGGATTAGATGCTGCTGGAGATGTCTATCAAGACGATGAAGGCGAAAAGTATATTATTTTTCCTACAGATACAATTATAAATAATGCAGTAGAACCTGTTGTTAGAGCATTTACTGGTAAAGAAGATTTTAACATACCAACTTTTAATGAGTTAAGTCTTAAGTTGCGTTTGATTAACCCATCTTTTGCTCCAGATGCAGGTCAACCTGCTTTGTCTGGTCCTATTGGTGCATTTGGAACTTTAGTTCTTAAATCTATTGTGGGTAATGTAGTTCCATTTGCAGAACGTATAGGTATTATTTCAGAAGAAACTGCAGATAAGTTGCAACCTAAAGCCATAGAAGGTGCAGATATTATTGGCAAGGTTGGTTTAGGTAATTATGCCGATATGACAACATATCAGAACTTTATGGTTCCTATGTTGGCCAGCACTCTTTACCAAGCAGGTAAAACTTTAACGGAAAAACCAGCAATTTCAGATGAAGAATGGGACCGCCAACAGACTACTGCAGTTATGCAGGCTATGCGATACTTCCAAGCATTTGGTTTAGGTATTGATGAATCTGCTACTGAAGAAGAAAAATATCAATATCAAAAGAATTTAAAAAAGGCTACTAGTAATATTATTATTGCTAGAACATTGCTTGGTTATACAAGCCCAGGTATGCCTTCTTTTAGAGAAAGCAAAGACTTACCAGAGTTTCTTAAAAAAGTAGGTATTACAGGTTTTAAGGCTGAGTTTTGGGATATCTACGATGGCATTCTTCGCAATGAAGGCGAAGATGTAGGCAATGTATTTGATTTAGCCGTAGCCACATTTGTTGGTAAGTATCCAGATAAAATTATTTATACTGTTCCTACTACTCAAAAAGAGTGGAAGGTCATTATTAAAACAACCAATGAAGTTAAAGACTGGGCTCGGCAAAATGAACGCTTTGTAGATATCTATAAAGAGATGGCTTATATATATGCTCCTAAAAGCGGTGAGTTTAATTCTGATGTTTATAGTTTCTTAGAAGCAGAAGGTTTAATTAAACTACCTACTTTTGAAGATTATTTAGTAAAACTACAAGTAGCCGTAGATAAAGAAAAATACTTTGAAGTTCAGAAACAATTAGAAGAACGTCTTGCTACAACTGGTATTACTCAAGAGCGTAAAGAGTTAATTAACATTGCTGCTAAAACCAAAAAAGATATGGTTACTGCTAACCCATATCTTCAGGCTGAAGTTAATGGTTCTATTAATGAACAAGGTACTTTAAGAAAAAAGTTTAAGGCTTTATTTGAGGCTAACCAAAACAAACGCAATCCAGCAGATGCTAAAACTAAAGAGGCTATGCAGATAGCCTTGGAAGAAGTTGCTAACTTTGTATCTAATGCTCAAGATGATTACCTATCTCAAAGGTATGACTTTAGTTCTTTAAAAGAACAGCAACGGATAGAAACACAAGAAATTATTAATCAGTTAGCAAAAGTATATCCAGCAGTTGAAGAGGCAAACCGAGTAGTTTTTAAACCACTACTAAACTCATACTCAAGAGATGCAGTCCAAGCAGGCACGGGAAGGTAGTAATGGCGAAACCAGCAAAAAGTCCAGAAGAGGCTAAGACACAAGCCGAGAAAAGCCAAGCAAAAGGCGTTAAAGACCGCGCTGACCTTGCTAGTGATTTTGGCGGGACTAAACCTAAATACTTTATATCTTTTGATACTTATGGCAATATTCGCCAATTGCAAGAAATTGTAGGCGGTGAACCTGAACAGCGATTTTTAATTATAGACCCTAATGGCATAGATTATGACCTTATTAATAAAGACCAAATAGTAAAGCAAGTACGCACTTACTTTAAAAACAATAAAGAAGGTCTGCGTAAAACTTTATATGACTTAGGCTATATGTCTGAGCGTGAATATACAACCCGTAGTGAGCAGGCTATTACTACTTCTATTCTTAAAGTAGCCAATGAGTATACAATTGATTTAGTTGATTCATATCGTATTGATGGTAAAACAAAGTTTCCTACATTTACCAGTTGGTTAAAGAATATCCCTGCTGCTGGTAGAGATGAAAGCGGTAGTCAGTATCCGCTCCGCGACATTAATATGATGGACCGCGATGTAGTAGAGGCTATCGTTAGAGATGTCTATTCTAGAGAAACAGATATGTCTCCTAATGAGCAAGATGCTTTCATACAGGAAAAAACAGATATGTATATGAATCAGATTAAAGAAGGCACTTTAACTACCCTTAAAAAAGAAGGTGGAGTTAATGTCCGTAAATCAACTAAACCATTTAGTGAAGCACAGGTAAGAGCAGAAGTGCCAAAGTTTATTGAACAAGAACTTCCTGGTGTTACTGATTATAAAAAGAGTTTTGATTTCTTAGCATTTCTAGATGATATGGGAGCAAAGGTAGGTTAATGGCTGAAAATAAAGATGGCGCTGCTGCTGCCCTTGCTTTGGGTATTACCGAAGCGCTTATTAAAGCGTTTCCAGAACTGCAAAGTATTTTTGATGACTTTGCTAAAGGTAATATTGCTAAAGCCCGTATAGATTATTTTAATACTGATTACTATAAAAACCTAACTGGCAATTCTCAATCACGCAGAACTAAAAAAGTAACAGCACCTGGTGTTTATGCACAGGAGTTTGATGCCTGGAAACAAGAACAAAAGAAAAAATTAATTAATAAAGGCTTTATGTGGAGCCCAGATATAGAGGGTTTACTAGAAGAGTCTTATCTTAAAGGCGATACTGATACTCAGGTAGAAATAACTATTCTTAATTCTGGCAAGATGGGAACTAAGATAGGTGGAAGCACGCTAGGAACTGTAAATACCCTTAAAACATTTGCAGATGACCAAGGCGTAAACACTATTCTTCCTAAAAATTACTGGGATAAAATATCTATGGGTTTATTAGATGGTTCTTTAACTGATGAAACAATTCAAGAAGAGATTAAAGGATTTGCTATCTCAGCCTACCCTGCTTATAGCAAGGGAATAGAGGCGGGTCGTTCTTTTGGATTGCAAACTTCAGCCCTAAAGCAATTAATTGCTAATACTCTAGAAGTAGACGCTGATACTATTGATAATAATAACCCTGTGTTTAAGCAACTTGTAGGATATCTAAATCCTAAAACACAAACACCAGAAATAGTCCCATTATGGGAAGCAGAGAAGATTATTAAAAGTAAAGACGAATGGTTATATACCAAAAATGCACGGCAAACTTTTGATGACCTAGGACTTAGAGTGCTAAGAGATATGGGGCTGGCATAAATGGCTAAAGAAACAAAAGAAGAACGCCGCCTTCGTATTCAAAAGGAAGTAGCAGAAGAATCTGCTGCCCGCCGTGAAGCATATTTTAAGGCACAGGAAGAATCTAAGGCAAAGGCTGCTGCTGCAGCCGCTCCACTTCCACAACCAGATGCTTATGTTTATGACTATGCTTGGAGACAAGGTGTTGGTACCCCTGAAGGTCAACTTAAATTAATTAAATCCCCTAATCCATACTATGATGCTTCTACGAATGAAATAGTGGACCCTGTTACGGGTGCAAGAAGACCCGCTACTCAATCAATGGTATCTGGAGCATCTACTTCTAGTGATTCTTTATATGATGCAAAACGAGCAGCAGGCTATGGTATGGATACTCAAGGTAATCAATACCGAGGAGCAGGTACACAAGGCGACCCATTGACAATAAATGGTTCACCATTTACTGGAACTTGGCAAGGCAAGACATATGAAAACGGAATAGTAAAAACCGTAACAAGTAGTCCAGTTACTACGCAACCAGTAATTTCAACAGGTTTAGATGCTGATACATTAGCCTTAATTCAATCTTTAAAAGACCAAATTGCAACATTAAGTGCAAATACACAGCAGGCTGCTATAGATAAAGCAGCAGCCGATGCAGCAGCCAAGCAAGAAAAGGCTGAGAATGCTATTGCTGTTCTTACTGATAGATTTACAAGATATGGTTTAGCCAGTTTAGTTCCTAGGATTAAACAGTTGGCTATTAGTGGAGCCAGTGAATCTACAATTACTCTCCAACTACAAGAATCAGAAGAATATAAAACACGTTTTAAGGCTAATCAGGACCGTATTAAGAAGGGTCTTAGAGTTTTAGACCCAGGCGATTATTTAAATCTTGAAGATGATTATCGTCAAATTCTTAGAGCATACGGCTTAAAAGCATTTGATACTGATGCTTATGTTCAACAGTTTATTGCTAATGATATTGCAACTACAGAATTATCTAACCGTGTTGTAACAGCAGTGCAAAGGGTTCAGAATGCTGACCCAGCAATTCTTACAACACTGCGTTCTTTCTATGGTATCAGTGATAATGACCTAGTTGCTTATGTTCTTGACCCTAATCAGCAGTTCCAGAAGATTGAACGTCAAGTAGCAGCAGCAGAAATAGGTGCTGCAGCAGGGCTACAAGGCATATCTACTGGCGTATCAGTTGCTGAACAGTTGGCTGCACAGGGTGTAACTAAAGCCCAGGCTCAAAAGGGTTACTCAACTATTGCAGATATCCTTCCAACTTCTGAGAAGTTATCAGGTATTTATGACAAATCATTACCATCATATGGCCTAGCAGAAGCAGAGCAAGAGGTATTTAATACCCTTGCTTCAGCACAACGTAAACGTAGAGCACTTGCTGAAAGAGAAATAGCAGAGTTTAGTGGTGCATCTGGTTTAAGTAAGAGTGCTTTGTCTAAGCAAATAGGCGGAACATACTAGATTCCCGACACGGACCGACCAGCCCCGTGCGGTGTATAAGACTGGTAGCAAGAGCCAGCCTATCTACCCCTGGATAGAACTGTGGCTTGCGACTAACAACGAATAGAAAGGGTGGTTGCTATGAGCAACAACTACTGGGATGACGAAGAAGACGAAGTAGAAGTACCTGACCATCAGTTAGATGGCGATGCCTTGGTTAAAAAACTAAGGAAAGCCAAGCGTGCTGATGAGAAGCGTATCAAGGAACTTACCGAACAACTTGACGGATATGTTAAGCAGAAGCGGGAACAAACCGTCTCTGAAGTCCTAGCAAAAAAAGGAGTAAACGCTAAGGCTGCACGCCTTATTTTGAAAGATGTAGAGGATGCCACAGAGGAATCTATTGATTCTTGGCTCCGTGATAACGGAGATTTAATTGGCTATACCCCACAGGCTCAGAATGAAGATACGCAGAAAGACCTTGCTACATTACGTCAGCAAGATATCTTAACCCAAGGCGGTATGACTCCAGACAAAGCCGTAGATATGGCATCTCGTTTAGATAACGCAGATTCAATGGATGAATTAATCCACCTACTACGCAACTCCTAATAGTTCATAGTCACTTGGAGGTGACGAAACCTAATGCCAAATGCATATACAGATACATCTAGTACTTCTCTTGGAGGTACAGTTGGCGCAGCAGGTCTAGTACAGAAGGCGTATGACCGTCTTCTAGAATTCGCTCTCCGTTCAGAACCACTACTTCGTTCTGTCGCAGATAAGCGTCCTGCCCGTCAAGCAATTCCAGGTTCAACCGTAGTGCTACAGCGCTATGTTGATTTGGATGCAAAAACTTCAACACTAACAGAGACAACTGACCCAGATGCAGTTGCTCTAACAACTCCGACATCAGTAACCATTACTC